CCTGTTCTCTGTTTGCAAAGTCGATGTCGATATCTGGCATTACAAGTTACCTTCTTTAACAACTTCGTTGACAAGATTCAAATCTGGCAAATATTTTTTAAATCTGTTTTTCCAATAATCGGGATCCATGACGTCAAATATAATATTTAATTGTTCGTCATTTAAGCGTCCTAGCATGTCTCTACCAGTGTTACAATTAAGAACCAGCCAGGGACTAATTTTACCATCTTTGATATCGTATACTGCACGATTTAGACTTACGTATTTAAAATAGTGACCCCACTGACTAGTGTTTGCATCTGCCCAGTTCATCATGGTTTGAAGACTACGTTGTATGGCAACTTCTGCAGGTTCTTTTTTAATTAAATCCAAGACATATTTATAGTAAAGGTCTTCCCTACACCAGTGATCCAACTTGACACCACTAGTAACTACAAAGTCAATATACCTATCTGGATATAAAGGATTTACATTACTTAGGAAACTTCCAAATTTAACAAATGCATTATAATAAGGGCTCTTTGCAAACTCGTCATAGGTCTTGATGTTTTTTGATTTTTGTGTTAATTGAAAAAATCTCACATACGTTTGGTAGCCCAACAGCACATGTTTTTCATCTTTTGCTAAAAACCTACGTTTTTGTTCACACATATGAACAGCCAGGGTACTTTCTTTTACGAACCCTGCACCGCAATGCCGACAACTAAATGGTTTTTGTACGGAAGTCAATTTAATTGAAATTCCTTTTTTCTTCTGGAACACGTCTAAGTTCATACAAGTTTCTTAATTGCATTATCGTCCATGCCAAGATTTTTGGCATACTCTTTTATATCGGATTTAGTAGTCATTAGTGCCAACAACTCAAGTTCGTCTTGCTTCATATTAGGATACATTGTTTCTAGTACCTTGTGAGTTTTACTATCGCCGCCTTTGGGTTTAAATTTAATATATTCGTGAAAGTAATCTTTCTCGCCATTACCAGTCATACATACCAAGTACCACAATAGTTTAGGATGTTTGCTCAACGCAAAGAAGTTTTTGTTATAGTATTGATTGGTTTTTATAATGGCTTGACCCTGCAAATTCACATCAGACGTTCTTACATCGGAAGCATATCTCAACAGCAAATAAAAACTTATCTGCTTTCTTTGTTCTTCTGTCAGCGTGTCCCACAAGTCCTTTGCACGATAATCGATGGCACCAGTTTCATCTGCAATGGTTAATTTTTCACTCATTCTGGTTTATCCTTACTTAAACGATATATCATTATAGCACGATCTAATGCCCTTTGTAAAGTCACATTGGTACGTGCTTCTCGCCGAATTTCTGCCCACAGTTTGTCATCTCGGATATGATCAATCAACGGTCTACCATCTGATGTGCGTTTGTCATAATCAATTGGATGTCCGCTTATAGGGTCGTAGTGATAGCCCATTAGTGTGCGAGTACTAGGATCTGCTCCAGATTCTCTAGCATATACTTCTCCGTTGACCCGTTCGTAGACATAAGTAGCGCCTGGTTTTAAATTTCCCATTATCTTCCTTTAATCTCATTTAAGAAAAATTCTCTTGGATCGCACCAAAAGTATTGAAAATCTAGCACAGCATCTGGACCAGTTATTACCATGCCTGTTACCACTACAGATTTTTTTAGAAACAACCATTTTCCACTCAAATAACACCTGCGAGGTAGGTAAGAATATTTGTGCTGAGTTCCTATTCGACGATCATAAAATAACCAATCGTTATTGTTGCCCATACGAATTGATTCTGGAATTGGCATTACAGTAATTTAAATACGTCGATAATTTCGCACTGTCTACTTATGTCTTTAGTAAAAAATGCACAAAGAGGTTTATTGCCTTCTGTTAACGGCACTGACAGTAACTGATTGTTTTTCATTTTAGGAAAATACCATTTAACATCATTATACACATTGACGATTTCTATTTTTCCGTATTCGTGTCTAAAACCACTTAACGGATTAAACAAAAATGCCTCAAAACCTCGATCATTCAAACTGGTCAATGGCATAACTTCAATCTCACTGCCTGACTCACTGTCTGCTACTGCGATACTCCAATCAATGGGCATGATTACTTCAGTGTTGCCTATTCGCATGACCATTGCTGGACTATTAAAACTTTCTAAAAATATCAAAGGCATAAAAAAGAAATCAGGATTGCTTGTATCATTATTATCTAATACAGAAAATCTTATATCGTCTTCTACTTCATTTGGCATTTTTGATAAATCAAATGTCTTATTATCTAGTGTTAGTATTAACATATTTCTCCATTATTCCCAAGTAACTTTTTCTAACGTAAACGGATACTTGGCTTCTTTATAAAACTTTTTACGCACAGTTAAGTGACGTTTAGCATACTTGCAAGTTGATGTGATGTCCCAAATTTGTACAAAGTCTTTGTCCTCGGCTTTTCTAATTCCGCGTCCAATACTTTGAATTACTCGTACAAATGACTTGCCAGGTTCCAACAGAACCAAATTAAAGATCCTAGGAATATTAAGACCAACAGCCGCGACGCCATATGTTGCAATAATAACTTTATTAGTGCTGGTTCTAATTTCATCATATTCTTCTTTTCTGTTTGCTAATTTTACTTCCCCTGATATAAAAATACTATCAGGTATTTGTGCCTCTAGTTGTTTGCCTGCATCTAACCTATCTACTAATATAAGAGTGTTACCACTTTCTTTAATACTTGAACATAATTTAGAAAGATATGCGATTCTGTCAGTGTCACTGACAAGATATTTCAGTTCTTCTTGATAACTTCTAAATTCTTTAATATCAACAAGTTGCACAACGTTCACGTGACATTGACTTAATACACCTGCTTCTTGTAAAGTGTGTGCGGAAATTCTATTAATAACAGGACCGATAGTTGCAAGGATACTTTGAAAGTTAATATCTTCCTTGGGCACAGTTCCAGTTAGACCCCAACGTATTGGAGTATTACATAAGTTTTGACTTAGTAGATTTTTTAAAACGTCAGCCTTGGCCATGTGTACTTCGTCGACAATCACACATACCACACCGTCTAATAATTCTGCTAGTGTTAATATTTCAGTGTCAGTTGTACCTTTAGATTTTTTATCAAGGATGTTAAGACTTTGCCATGTACAAATAGTATGGGTCTTGTTTAAATCTTTTCTATCACCAAAGTATACACCAACATCTAATCCAACGTTGACATAGTCTTCTTCAGTTTGTACAACAAGTCCTTTGTTAGGAACAATAACCAATGTACGGCCGTAAGGCTCGCACAGTGCGCTCAAGGTTGCTGTGATAATTGTCTTACCTGCTCCAGTTGCTAGTTCCTGTAAACCTTGTGGATGTTCCATGAATCCATTAATCGCATCTAACTGATAGTCACGAAGTACAATGGGTTGCCCAGCAATTGGGTGTCCCGCAGGCCAAACTTTGCCTTGGTCAGCCCAATAATTTTCTGTAATTTTTGCAAACTCAAATTTATGAGGTTGTCGCAGATCTTCAATTTCGTCTACGCCAACACCACAGTCATCAAGAATAGGCAGAATAACATCTAAGTGATTAAGATATCCATTACCGCCAAGGCCAAAGAAAGTTGTGGTGCCATCCCATCGTCCTAACTTGTACTGTGGCATGTGACGTGCATACGGCAATTCAAATTTAAGTGCATTAGATAGTTTGCGTCGTACTTCAACAGACAGACCTTCTATCTTAATGTTAACTTCATCTCTAATAATTATTTTACAACTGGACAATTTTATCGGCCCCCTTTAGCCTACTATTACGTAATGACACTGAACTATTATAATAGTAAACTGTGGAAAAGTCATTTAAGTATGCGGCCATTCTTCCAAAGTCATGATTACTAGTTATAATTGCAGTTGTTGGTTTCCAATCGGCTTTAAACAAAGGTTTAGGTATTCTGCCTCTAGATATGAAAACTACTTTAGTTGTTGAGTCTATATAATTATTTAAACCATTATCCTTGATAAATTGGTTAAATTTCTCGTACTCAGTTTGTTCATTTTTTAATCTAAAGAAAACATTTATTTTTTCTTTAGGAACTATTTTTGATAATTCGTTGACCATTTTTGAAACTATGGATAAAACTTGTTCATTTTCTTCCACAACAATGACCAAGGGCCATTGGTTAAAAGTATTCACTGCTGAAAATAATTCTTCTAAAGAATAGTCTTCAGGATATAATCTGTAGCGTGTAGAATGTTCTATGCTAATTTTTTTAGTTAATACACTAGGCGAAGTTTCTGAGAGATATTTTATCAAATTTTGTGTTTTTAAGGTAACACCTACTGATTTTGCATAGTCGACATATTCAAATATACTGCACTTATAATTTTCACCAAATTTTTCTACAATAGCATTTTCACATTTGGAATTTAGATTTTTCAAGACCACATGGTCTTCTGTGTAGTCTAGGTAAGGTACAAAATTTTCAGGATTTTCCAGTATTTTTTCAATTTTTTCGTAAATTTCCTGGACCTCGTTAGAGACAGTGAAATTCATTTTAACAAGACCTTGAACCACAAGGTAAAGACATTTTTCTGAATAAGGAATTTTTTTAACTCCTTTGTCTGTTCGATTGTAGGTACTGGTATGCTCTTCAACTTTAGCCCAAAATTCGGCGAATTTCTTAGAAAAAACGTATTTTACCACTATCACTGGTTTGTTGGTAGCAGAGTCTGTTTCTATCTCCACGCTCTGTGTACGATCAATAACTCGCAGTGGCCACTTCAATGGCTTGACAGTTAGTATGTGGTCAACGTCGACATTGCACTTTTCAAGATTTTCTCGATATTTTTCAATTTTCTTCAAACTCAGGTCAAGTTGCCGATCAGTTAACGGTATTTTTTGAGCAAGTTGTTTTTTCAAACTAGTGAGCAGTCGTATATCAGCAGTGTCCAATCGAATATTAATTCGTCGGGGCGTACCACCTGCTAAAATCTCTAATGTATCTTCGATAGTTATCATACGTTATTAGTATAACACGAAAATACAATAAGTCAAGTTATATTTTATTGAATAATATCTTTTGTGGCGTGCCTTGTGCCAATTCTTCTACCAACCACTCAGTGTGTAATATTTTTTCAAACCATTGTCTTCTATCGGGCAACTGTAGTTGCTCAATATTTTCATATTTTCCACTAATTTCATGGGCAAGACTGGTAGGACCCGTAATTATTGGAGTTCCTGCAATGACACTTTGTATGGCTACACCACTATTCCAGTTTACCACACAATGAAAGTTATGATCTAGGTTATAGTTGTCTGTGGCTCCTGGTATTCTTCTAGGAAAATCCACAACAATGTTGCCAACACTTCGCATTTTTATCGAACTTCGTGGATGTGGGCGAACTACGATTGGACGCGATGAAAATTTTCGTATTTCTTCGATGGTTTTTTCCACCCATGTGGTCATCAACGGCATTCCGTTCCACTGATGGCTGTGTTGCTGTTGACTAGCGATCAATATTTCAGCCTGGCGATGTATTTTTGGTGGTTGTAAGTTTATTCCTAAGATATTTTTTCTATCGGTTACGTTTACGTCATCGATAGGAAAAATACCGTCACTGTTAATATTGTTTAAGGCCACTTTCCAAGTGACATTTCTTCGAAGACTACCTACTTCGAGTATAAAAACCGGTTTTTTCTGATTTCTGTAATGTTCATAGACCGCACGGTTTTGTCTCATGCGTCCCATCCATACTACACTCCAAATAACTGCCGCATCCGCGTCTTGACTGTTGGAAATGCACTCTACACCCAAGGATTTACAGCCATTTAAGAAGGAATTCAGCACTGGTTGTGCATTAAGAGCAATCTGATTAGGGAAGTACGCAAGTTTCATTCTTCTTCTGGAAGATTTTTTAATAATTCGTCATTGGTTACAGAATCTTTTCTTCCTGCTTTAAAATGCGTGATATACGGAGCAATTACACTTCGAGGCATGGGAGTTTTAATACTATGATCTCGATTTAAATCTAAAAGTTTGGCACCTTGTTGTTCCATTTCAGCAACTACTGTTCCGTAAACTTCTCCGTCATAAAATCTTCTCAACGAATAGCCTAAATCTTCATTGTAATATTGTTTGTACCGATTTGCCATTTGTAAAAACATAGGATGTCTTTTATTAGCAATAAAGAAACCTGTTTCACAACTAAAACTATGACGTTCCGGGTCAGTGTCGTTGGGCCAATGATGTTTAACACCGAAGTGTGTGCTAAGAACATCATCTTGTGCTATTAATTCTAAAAAGTGCCTTGGTATTTCTCTAGTTGTAACTGTGTCAGCATCTAACCAGATAATCCTATCTACGTTTAATTGTTCAAACGCATGAATAATGCTGTATGCTTTTTTTGCAAACTTTATCACGTGACTATTTTCAGTTCTTGAAGCAAATGTTGGAAAATCTTTCAAATGTTTCCATGGAATATATCTAACACGTTTGCCTTTCTGCGGTTTCACCATATCTTCATTATAAACATACAATTCTACATCGCGTGGCCAATAGGCTTGAAAACTTTCGATACAGGCACGACCGCAGTGGTCATAATATTGTTGGTTAACAGATGTTATACATGCAAACGTTGTCATTTATTTTTCCAATATTTTTCAGTTCGTTTGACAATTAAGTCAGTGACTTTGCTCTTACCTAAAGTTTTTCTTTCACCTTTTAAATGATCCAAATATGCACCCCATTGGCAATTTATTAAAGGATGCCCTTCTCCTTTAATAAGACCGTTGCTCCAATTTAATTCTTTTAGTTTAACTTTTTTTCTTGCTTCATCAAACACAAAACTGTCGTGCCACTCAATAAGAGTAAAAATTCCCTGTTCTGCATTGTCATAGTAATGTTGAAATACATTTAAAAATTCTTTAACGTTTTCTGATTCTAAATTCATGTAATAAAGTCCACACTCACTATATTTGCCTGTTCTTCCTAAAAAACCCAAGTCAACATTGTCTGGGCACAAATTTTTAATTTCTTCAAAAGTTATAGGACTATGACAAAACATGTCAGCATCCATCCACAATAATGCAGATACATCCGAGTCGTTTGCACATTTAAAAACGGAATAAACTTTATTTGAAAATTTTACAGCGTCCCATTTAAAATTCTTTTTAGCATCGGACCTTTTAGATAACTGAAGTATGGATGAAATATCTCCGTTGGCCTTGGGTACATCTTTCCAAAGTTGTTTAAATTTAACTAATTGAGGATTTGTTTTATGAGAATCGAATACAATTAAATTTTCTGCAAATTCTTTAACTTCTACATCTTCAGCATAGACATACAGTACAACTTCAGTTGGCCAATTAGCCAAAAAACTTTGTATCATTCTTTGGCCGTATTTGTAGTATCCTTTTTCATTAAAGGTCGTACATACAGCAAATTTTCTTATAGGAATTTCTTTATGTGACTCCATGCTTTTCCACTTTCTAAATCTTGAAAACTCCAATGACTCATTGCTAGTTTTTCTATCCAGTCTTGTCTTTCCGTCATTGTAGGATTTTCTATGTTCTTTAAATCTGTATTGCATACACTAAATGCTTGACTATTTTTAGCATTAGGGTCTGTTACAAATACTGGAATGCCTTCTATTGCGCTGGCTACCCCTGGACTGCTGTTGTATGTTATAGTGGCCCACGCATTTTTAAAATCATCTAGAATATTATTGTTTTCGCTAATTGTTACATTGGGTTCATGCAATTTTAAATAGTTCTTAGCATTTCTGTCGCCTGGGTGCGCTCTAACAACTATGGGTCGAGCACTATATTTTTTAATTTCTGAGATGATATTAATACACCACTCCATGACATTTAAGCCTTGCATACTCCAACCACCATTACGTTGAAGACAAATCAGAATATGGTCGCCGTCTGTCCTCCAAGGTTGTAAGTCAATTACTATATTAGATTTTATTTCTTGCCAGTGAAGTTTGTCCACTATATTGTCAAAATATTCGCCTGTGGTAGGAAAGATTCCATCAAAACTAAATCTAAGATAAGTTTTAGTATTACCTGGATCTCTGTATAAGAATAAGTTACTGTCAATGGCGATAACTCTTTTCTTCACTGTTCGTTGATTATCAATTATTGTTTTTCTAAAATTTAAATGAGGAGCACTTTGACTGTGTTCATGGACCCACCCTTGTATTACTGCTACATCTGATACAGCGTACTTCATATCTGCAACTTCTTGAACAACAGCATCTGGATCTTTCTTTGCACCCACGGCAAAACTTTTCAGTACTTGTACTTTTTCCATATTGCTATTTTTTGCAGGAATTCCTGCAAAGTACACATTAACTGTGGTCATAGTTCGAGTTTGTAGTTGTTCCATACATCTGCATAATCACAGTCTTTGTAATTATCAAACCATGGGCCGCCTTCAGTATAGTGAATTGCTTTAGGTGTTCCGTCCCGGTACCAGTTGACTAACCAGTTCCATTCTTTATCAACTTCACCAATATAATGATCTCTAATCCACTGGAATCTATGGAGGAATTGTGGTGTTTCTGCGTTAACTGCGTCTGGCACTAGATACTTGTTGCTGGGGTGACCGCAGTTCCATAAGATCATACTGCTCCAGTTTTTTCTAGGATAGACATGTTGTTGCTGGCCGTCCATCTTGATTCCTTCGACTGGAGTATAGTCATGTTTGACCACCATCACTGCTTTGGTTTCGTCTCGAAGATCAAATAATTTTTGAATGTCGTCGGTCCACAAAAAGTCGCAGTCGCAGAACACTGCCCACCCTTGATAGTTCATTAGTGCTGGTACTAGGAAGCGAGTAAGAGAAAAATCTGTACTGGCTAATGCATCTTTTTCTCTCCAGTACAATCCTAGTGCTCGTAAATCATCCTGTACTAACGGAATAACCTCGGCCGTGGGCTGATGTTTTTTAATCGAATATTCGCATACCTTGTATGCAATATCTTCCCTAGCATCGTAACCTACAAATACTTTCATTTTCTTTCAATGTCCTCTTCCTCGCACTGTGCGCCGTATTGTATCTCAATGACCTTCAACGGCTGCTCGGTTGAATTGTGTAGTTGATGCCATTCCATGGGATTGATAACTTCTGTTTTATAAGGCTTAATACTACTGCCTCCAAACTCCCAATTGTTGCCCGCAGTACCTTCTGCAACGAACCATAATTCTGAACGATGGTGATGACGTTGCATACTCAATGTTTTTCCAGGATCAACTGTGAGTTCTTTTACTTTGACATTCTTTCCCACAGTATGCAGTACACGATAATATCCCCATGGACGGTGTGTTTTAGGTGCTTTCCATTCCTGTAAGATCCAACTACTTGAATTTTTCTTATCTTCACCACCGACTCCAAACACAAATTCGATATTAGTATCTCCGGCATCCATTTCTGGAATGTTGTCAGTTGTTCGGTCTCCGCCATTGGCAAAAATAATTTTATCTTGTGGATAACTTTGTCTTACCATCCAAATTGCATGTTTGGCACTGCCGTCGGAATCATTAAAATCTACAACAAAGTCAACGCCTTTCATATTTCTAAGAACTGCTGAACGTTCCATGTAAGGCATAAATGGTGCACCTTTTTTACGTGTGAGCCAGTCGTCGGAGTTCAATCCTATTACTAAGATATCTCCCAACTTCCGTGCGGCATTTATATAAGCAATGTGTCCGCTGTGTACGGGATCAAATCCGCCGGTGACAAGAACAATTTTTTTCATAATAATTTCTTTTTCCATTCAGTAAAAGTACATGTATCAAAATTTACATTATTTTTTACAAACCATGTTTCAAATAAATTATTTGGTGTTTGATAATAAACATCTGTGACTGCCACTTTGTAACCATAATTAGTTAAAAACTCGATGGCTAATATATTAAAATCTTTTTTAGACTGATATAAATCATGTTCAAACGTGATACAATCGAAACTAATTCCAGATTCGATTACTGTTTTAAGAGCAGAAAATGTATTCTCTGGTGGTTCGATATCACAAGACAAATAATTAATATGCATAGGTAAATTATTTTCCTTATTTGCTTGAGCGTAATCAAATTCAAGTGCGTTGGCCCAATATACTTTATTTTTTCTTTCGGGATGTTTATCCCAGAATCGTTTTAACGTATCGTCGAATTCGATACTATATCCTTTCCAATTATGTTCAACTTCTAATTTATAAGTGTTACTGTTTTTAACAGGCCGATTTGCACCTATCTCAATATACGAACCGCTGTTGCCAAATAATGATATTGCAAAAATATCTTGCAGTGCTTGAGAATTTGAATTCATTTTACTTCCTAAATATAATTTCGCCGGTAGATTTTTCGACCGTTGAGTTATAAATGCCTTGTTCTTCGAAAGTTATGTCATGATTTTTTTGGTATGCAGCCTTGTTAGATTTTGTTACCCAGTGTCTCATGTAATCTTTTAAACAAGTTCCCATAAAAGGAACATGACTGTTTATTGTTGAACTTAACCCATTTACTTTAGTTCCTGTAGATACTACTTGCTGTCTAGCGGCCCACCAGACAGATGAATCTATATCTCTAGGTAACGCACTAGTACCTTCCTTTGTTTCGTAGAATTTTTTATAGTTTGATAAAAACAAAGAAAAATCTTTGTGTTTTGTATTGATCATACAAAATCCAGTTTCGCTTTCTTTATTTTTTAATTTTCCTAAAGAAGGAATATCGCATAGTAGATGATCTTCTGGCAGTAAACTTTCGAGATAATCTACACTAATATTTTTATGAGTTATTACATCGCTATCTAACCAGATCAAAATATCTTCTGAAGTATTTTCCATAGCGTGGATTTTAACAAAACTTTTGAGCCAAAATTTTGCCATCTTAGTCTTTTTAGTTACTTCTCTTAAATTGATGTACTGTTGCCAAGTATTAAGGACACTATTCATTCTATTAACAACAAGCCTTTCGTCTGTGATGTTAGGGTCAAATTCTTCTGCATAAAGTTCTAACTTTATCTCTTTTGGCCAAAATTCTAAGAATGATGTTATGCAGTGTTTTCCTATAGAATCATAGTATGGCTTATGTTGCGAGGTAATAACTTTGATAGATTTCATGTGTTTTCCATTATCTGCTCATATTTAGCCGATAAATAACGTTATGAAAACAATTTTAGTCACAGGTAGTAGAGGCTTTATCGGCCAGCATCTTTGCAAAGTTTTAAATGAATTAGGACATCACGTGATCGAGGCTGACCGTAAATTAGGGTTTGATTTGTCTAATTACGAAGATACAACATTGTTACCCGATGTTGACATGGTGGTTCATTTGGCAGCATTTAATGGCACTAAGCATTTTTATCAACGACCATTTGATGTTGTTCGTGACAACTTGCTACCCACACAGTATTTGTTAGAAAGATATGCGGGTAAGGTCGAACGTTTTATCTTTACAGGAACTTGCGAAAGTTATGCAGGTGCAGTAGACACGTTCAACTGGGCTGTACCTACTGACGAAACAGTGCCGTTGGTAATCAACGATGTTACAAATCCTCGATGGAGTTATGGTGGTAGTAAGATAGCCAACGAAGTACAGGTAATTGCCGCCCATCATCAATTTAAGCAAGATTATTCAATAATTAGATATCACAACGTCTACGGGCCAGGTCAGGTAGATCATTTTATTCCAGAATTTTTTGCTAGAGCAAAACAAGGTGACTTGTCATTAAAAGGTTGGAGCAACACTAGAAGTTTTATGTACGTCAGTGACGCAGTAGATGCCACAGTTGATATTTTGTTTAATGATAATTGCAAGAATCAAATCGTGAATGTCGGTGTCGCCGACGAACGTTCTATTAAAGAAATAGCAGAAATAATTTGTCAGCAAAGCAATATAACTGGTAATTTAGTATTGGAAGATGCTCCGCAAGGCAGTGTTAGTCGCAGAGAAGGTGACGTAACAAAACTAAAGTCATTGACAAATTTTCAACCCAAAGTATCACTAGAAGAAGGTATCAGATTAACATTGGAGAGTTTATGAAAGTAGGCATAATAGGTGTGGGTGCTGTTGGTAGTGCTTGCCGTAAAGGTTTCGAACTATTAGACCATGAAGTATCTGTACACGATCCAAAATACAATACTAATATTGAAAATGTAATAGATACTGAAATTGTTTATGTATGTGTGCCTACACCAGAAGCCGATGATGGCAGTTGCGATTTAAGTGTTGTAAAGCAAACTATTCGTGATCTAGAAAGACTTGCCTATGCTGGCGTTGTTGCACTTAAATCGACTAGTGTACCTGGAACGACAGAACAGTTAATTGGTGAAACTAATTTAAGGTTATGTTTTGTTCCAGAATTTTTACGTGAGCGTAGTGCAGTAGAAGATTTTGTTGTTAATCATAATTTACTAGCAGTTGGGTGTCACGACGAAGAAATATATCGTGTTGTGGTTAATAGCCACGGTTATTTTCCTAAAAATACAGTTATGATGACTCCTACAGAAGCCGAAGTGTTAAAGTATTATTCTAATGTATTCAATGCAACAAGAATTGTATTTGCAAATGCAATCTATGAAATTTGTCAACATCTTGGAGCCGACTATGAAAAAATCAAGGATACATATCTAATTAGAGGAACTGCAAGCCCAGACTATCTAGATGTCAATGATAAACTACGAGGTTACGGTGGCATGTGTTTACCCAAAGACACAAAAGCCCTAGATGCTCTTACGAAACAACTAGGGCTCGATTTAAAATTATTTGAAACGATTGATGCAGATAATCAAAAATTCAAACGTACAGTCTTTCCAGGTATGCGTCCTTAAATTCTAGCGTCTTCCATACCGGCAACACGTAGTTTAGTAATGTTGGTAATTTGCCATTGCTTTTGATCTAAGCCTTTAGTAATTCCCAACCACTTGTTACGAAGTAACGCAAACTCGTTGATAATCTTTTCCATATCAACAACATCGCTTTCACCGTCGACATATTTTTCGCAATCTCTGCTACTCAATGCACGAGCATAACCTTCTAAATACTTTCTAAAGAAACTGCTTTTAAGTCTACGTAACTCAATATTGAGGTATTCAAGTATGGCTTCAATTTCTTGAAGTTGGCCGAATCTGTGTTCAACAGTACCCGGCATACTTGCGGCTGCTTTTTCTAAATTGCCAAAAAGACGGACTTCCTGACGTGCATCCTCTAATTCGTTTTCAAAAAAGAGAACAGCGTCAGGAATTTTTCCTATGTCCTTACTGACTTCATTATACCAGCCCATTAGTCCTCATCATAGTCATAGTTTTCTGAACTGTAATCAAGATCTTCGTCTTCGTCGCCATCGCTGTCGTCTAAGTAGTATTCAATAGCGGCATCAAGATCTTCGTCACCGCCCATTGCTGCCTTAAACACATGCTCTTGTACACCATTATCAGCAAGTATATCAACATACTTGCCTGCAACAGTTTCAAGGGCTTTTTTATCAAAAAACTCTTTTAAGCCAGTCCAGATATCAATAATATTATCTTCAGTCAACATTTTCTAAAATTTCTCCAGTGTCTTGATCAATAGATGGAGTTGCTACTTTAGCGGCAATAGTTTGATTGAACTCAAGCATGATCTTGTCCAGACCACCCTCTTCATTACGGTCCCACTCTTTACGATACATTTTAATTTCTGTACCATCTATTGACGTGTATTTAAGTCTATTGCCATCTTTTGTCAAAATACCTTTGGCTTCGCACAAGTCTACCATACCGCTGTATGGACTCATACCAGTTTCATAAGGAATCTCGACCTGTACACTTTCAAAGGGCTTTGCATAACGAGTTTTCATAATCTTACATGCGGCACGAATACCATTTACTGTGGTAGTCTTATTACCGTCAGCATCAGTCTTCAATTTCAACTTACGCATAGCGATAACAATACTGCTTGCGTAAATGAAACCTTGACCACCTGAAATCTTGTCATCTGGATCAAACATGTCCTGGCTTGCGTAGGTATGGTTAGTACAAACCAATCCAACATTGTAACTACCGAACATATTAACGCAGTTACGAACCAAACTAGTAAGTGCCTTAGGCTTACGACCCATGTCACCTTTCATTTCGCCTGCTTCGAACTGATTAACGTCTGTAGGAGTTAACAACATACCCAAACTGTCAATCACAAACAATACTTTAGGACGAGTTGCTTCGTCCATTACTTTGTATTCTTTCATGAACTCACTGATAGTTTTAGCCACGTCGTCAATCATAGCCATGTTAAGTTTCAACAACTTATCTTCGCTGGTATCGACACCCAATGCGTGTAACCATGCTTCGTCCAGCGCATTTTCACTGTCAATCAACACCACATAGATACCTTGCTGTTGTGCGGCTTTGATTAGGTTACCTGAACAGATATAACTTTTACCTGCGCCAGATTCACCTGCTAGTACAGTAACTTTACCCAGTGGAACACCTTTGTTAAAGTCACTGCTGATTAGATAGTTCAAGGCATAGTTGCCTGTGCTGATCCAGTCTGTTGGATCATTAAAACCGACACCAAGTCCATCAATACTTTTTGTCAGAGTCTTACGAAATTTTGATAAGTCGAACGCTTTAGTTGCCATATTAAGAGTCCAATTCCATTGATAGTGCTTCCTTGATTACTTCAATCAATTCGGCTTCTGTACTGCACATAATCTTGCAGTTCTTCCAGTCATTTTCGCCGTCACGTCCGCCGACTTCAATCATAAAGCCATTGTCGTAACGATTAACAGTAAATGATTCATTTACCTTTGATAGTTTGTTTAATTTTTTAGCCATAATTATTCTCCGTGTGGTGGCAAGAAGTATAGAGGCAGAACCTCTATACTTTCTCTAATCGATTAAGATTTTTGACGATTGCGAATCATCGCAAGAATGTCTTCTGCACGACCGCTACCATTTGCTGGAGCAGATTGTGCTGGAGCCGCAGGGCGTGTTGCCGCTGGCTTGGCTGGAACATCATCTGGGTCAACATAACTATCTGCTGGAGCAGATGTTGCTTTGTTAGGATCACCAGTTACTTGTCCCATACCTGCTGGACGGAAATACTGTCCCCATGCTTCTTTGTCAAACGGCTCACCGTTGACACTGGCTTCAAACATTTCTTTGATAACTCGAATTTCTACATCTGTAGGCTTCTTAGGCAAGAAGTCTTGTAGGTTGAACAATCCATGTGCCTTGATACCGTTTTGTTCTGCGTCTGTTAATGGACGCTCACGACGACTCCACTTACTTGTAGAATAGTCAGCATAGCCACCTTTGCTTGTTTTGACCAACTTAAAGTCAACGCCACGTGCCAAGTCTGTTGGCAATTCTTCCAACTCTGGATCAACCAATGCTGACTTGATCAATTGGAAAATTTGTGGGCCGATGATGAATCGACGGATTGGATTTTCTGGATGACTTTCTTCTTTCAAGCCGTCTTCTACAACAAAGCCTTGGAAAATGTAACTACGCTTTTTCCAGTACTTACGACCTTGCTCTTCTAGACTCTTGTCTTTGAACCAACCGCGAACTTCTGATAGGATTGGGCAAGCCTCGCCGTACATTTCCATACATGGAACTTGTACTTGAACTTGTTTGTTGTCTGTTTCGCCTTTGATGCCTGCGAATGGCAGTTTGATCATCAAACGCTCTGCCCAGAAGAATGTGTTGTTTGAGTCGCCATCCGGAAGGAATCGGACTGTGGATTCTTTACCTTGCTCTAGGTTCCAGAATGGATAGATTGCGTTGTCACCAACGGGGCGGTCTCCGCCATTTGAACGTGTTTCT